CCTTGATATTTCTCCGGAGGGATATTTTCTAAAAAGTTTTTACACTTTTAAGTCTTTTCTCAGGGTGATAAGCAGCTAAGTTCTTCCTTGAGATACCCTGGTGTTTCTGCCGCTCCTTTCTCAAAGGCCATGTACATGTCCTCCATACGTGTTATTTCTTCTAGGTTGTTTATCACTCTGCGAAAGGACTTAAAAAGTTATTAAAAAGGAGCGGACTTACAATGAAAACAAAAAGAAAGTCTGCTGAATCATCACAATTGCATGTAGATATTTCTCCAAAATCTACTGCGACTACCATGGAGGGTAGAGAGAATGAATTAATTGCTCTTGCGTATGATGCAGCAGAAGAACGGATACGAAATGGAACGGCATCGTCACAAGAGATTGTACATTTTTTAAAGCTTGGATCTTCTCGTGAAAGACTTGAGAAGGAGACTTTGGAAGCGGAGATGCGATTGAAGCAAGCTAAGATCGATGCAATTGAAGCAGCTGAGAATTTGGAGAAAACTTACAACGAAGCTATTGCTGCTTTCAAGAGTTATAAGGGGGAAGAAGATGAGTGATTATTTAATTCATTACGGCATCCCAGGACAGAAAAAGGGAAATAGGCGTTTTCAGTATGAAGATGGCACTTTAACACCTGAAGGGAAGATCCGTTATAGAAAGAACTTCAATAAAGAGTACACCAAACTTCTTAAGTCTAATAAAGAATCTAAAAGAGTGGCTAGAGCTCAGAAAGCTTCTCGTTACATCGAGAGTTATTCCAAGTTATCTAAATTAAATAAAAGGATAAACGCTGATTCTAAAAGAGCAGAAGATATTGGAGAAGTTGGTGTTGATTATTTCGATTCGGGCCTTAAGAATATCACCTTGCCAACAGCATCAAGGGAATATAGAAAGACCGTATCTAGATTAAATAGAAATAAAAAGCTTTGGAATACAACCATTAAAAACGCAGGATATGATAAGGAAACAGAAGATCGTATACAGTATGTCCTAGATTATTTAGATAAACACAATCATGATTAAAACATATCAAGAACTCATTCGCATTCCAACCTTTGAAGAGCGATTTGAGTATTTAAAATTAAAAGCTAATCCAAGTGAAGCTACATTTGGTGGTCATAGATATTTGAACCAAGCTTTGTATAAATCTCCAGAGTGGCAAAGCATTCGTCAGCGAGTCATTATTCGAGATAATGGTTGCGATCTTGGATTAACCGACAGACCAATTCGAACGAAGATTCTTATTCACCATCTTAATCCCATAACTATTGAACAAGTTCTTAATCGAGATCCTGCAATATTCGATTTAAACAATTTAATCTGTGTCTCTCATGAAACGCATGAGGCAATTCATTACGGAGATGGCAGCAGATTAATACCATCTACACCAACAGAGAGAAAACCTGGTGATACAAAACTATGGTAGAAAGGAGGAAGCATGAACGATAGTATTTTAAATTCCGTTAAATTACAACTTGGAATCCTTCCGGAATATACAGTATTCGATCAACAATTAATTCTTGCTATTAATACGGCTTTCTCCATTCTTCATCAACTTGGAGTGGGCCCGAAAGATGGATATGCAATAGAAGATGAGAGTAATAGATGGGATGAAGTCGTAACAAAGCAGTCACTGAATATGGTCAAGTCTTATGTCTTTCTAAAAGTTAAACTTCTTTTCGATCCACCGGCAACTTCTTTCGTTCTAGATGCATACAACAAGCAGCTCGCTGAAATGGAATGGCGAATTAATAGTGAGGTGGAAATTAATGGGTGACTATTTAATTCATCATGGAATTCCAGGGCAAAAATGGGGCGTAAAGAACGGTCCTCCCTATCCACTTGGAGCTGAGAATCATTCCAAAGCACAGATTGCAGCTGCAAAAAGAGCTGGTGTTAGGGTTGGAAAGTCTACTGGGAGATACGTGAAAACAAGATCTTCAAAAGTAGCGACAGCAACCAGTGCTAGCAAACCAGGAAGAGGTCAGAATGCATATATCAACTCTCTTATCAAATCTGGAAAAGCAAAGGTTGATGACTTAAAAGATTACCAGGTTGGGAGTCTTACCAAATTCACAAGAAATGATCGTCTAGGAGAAGAATGGATCTCAGGTCTTATCAATGGTCATGACTTCGATTGGCAAGAGATGAGCAGTATGGTTGTGAATGGCACAGATCATGTGGATGAAAATGTTGCCAAATCCATTGCAAGAAATGATTCCAATTTCAGAACAAGCGATAATTTCTATGACATCGACAATGATGGAAACGTTGTAAGAGATCATTCCTTTGGTCAACTTCTTCAAAGAGATCTTGCCCTATGCAATCCTGGATTTGGTAATGCTGGAACAACGGAGAACTGTGCTAAGTGTTCTGCCGATCTAGAGATGAGACTTAGAGGATATGAGGTAAATGCTGGAAGACAATCCTATCCTTCAAGTGCAGATGCAATGGGCTACTGGTTTAAAGATGCTCAAAGAATCGATATGGATTCTGATGAAGCAGAAGATGGCTTAAAGTCATACGGACCAATGACCTCTGGCACAATAAGTATTAGATATCCTGGAGGTCATGGTGGCCATTCAATGCACTGGACAAATGACAAAGACGGAAACTTCGAGATTCAAGATGGACAAAATGGAAGACGTTTTGGATCTGTTAAAGAGATGATGGATGAATACGGTGCTGACAAGAATGCTAATGTCTCAACATATAGACTAGATAATTGCGAACCAAACTTAGATGCTATGGAACAAGATTCTGTTTTAAGACTTGCTGATGGTTCTGGATTTGTTAAGAACAAATGGAGTGGTAAGAAAGTTGATACTTGGTAAGGAGGTTTTCTATGAATGTTAATACTGCAAAGAATATTGTTGAAGATTATGTGAACAAGTCTTCTGGTGTTAGATCTCATGCAACTTGTGTTTTTGAAGTAAAAGATGGATATGTGTTCTCTCTAAGACCAGATAAGTGGCCGAAGGATGAAATTCTTATGGATCCTTTCTTCAAAGTATCTGCAAGTGGAAAGGTAACAGGGTATTCACCTGTAATGGATCCAAAAGAATTTAGAGAAGGCATGAAAAATAGAATGGAGTTTACAAGATGAAAACTTCATTAGAGCATTCTGGTATCCCAGGCCAGAAATGGCATGTTAGGCGTTTTCAGAATAAAGACGGTAGTTTAACACCTGAAGGACGAATTCGCTATGGCGTTGGGGAAAAGCGTGATTCTAGCGATGTTAAGAAGACAAATGCTCCAATATCTGGAAGTAATGCTTCTCCTTCAAAGCAATCTGCAGTAAGTGTTGAGTTTAAAAAACCTGAATCTTCTTCAACTGAACCACACAAAGAAACCGCTGAAGAGCATAGAGCAAAAGTTCAGAGAGCTATTAAGTCTGGAAATAGGGATGAAGTAAAAAAATATGCTATTGACATGACATCGAATGAACTTCGTGATGCAATGGCAAAAGTTGACCTTATGCAGCAGCTTAATAAATCAGCGCCCAAAAAGACCGTGCTTGATAGAATTGACACCACGATGAATACTCTTAATAGAATATCCAATTATTACACAACAGCTACCACCACATGGAATAACTTTGCAAGGCTTTATAATTCTCTCAACAAAGATGGGAATGATCTTAAGTTAATCGGACAAGATAATTCTGGCATAAAAACAGCCGAACAGAAATTAAGAGCTGCAAGAAACAGACAAGTTATTCAAAGCGGTAATGCTGCCTTGATTCAAAAATATGCCAATGAAATGTCTGGAACGGAACTCTCTGAAGCAACAAAGAGACTTAGAGATCTTGACGCTATTGCAAAGAAAAATTATTCAAAAGTTGGAAATGATTAATGGGCATTGTTGGAAGGAGTTGACATTTAATGCTTTCAAATACTGCAACTCCTAAATACTATGGGAAGTTTCGAGACCAAGTACTTCGAGGAGAAATTCCTGTATGTCGTGAAGTAGAAGCAGAGATGAATCGAATAGACCATCTTATTGCCTCTCCGGATTATTACTATGATGACAAAGCGGTCGAAGGATGGATTAAGTTTTGTGAAAACGAACTGGTACTAAGTGACGGATCAGATTTTCACATGCTTGATTCCTTCAAACTTTGGGGCGAAGAAATCTATGGATGGTATTACTTTGTAGAGCGTCCAGTTTGGAATCCTAATGGTCATGGTGGTGGCAGAGGATGTTATGAAAATAGGCGAGTACGAAAGCGCCTAATCACCAAGCAATATCTGATCGTTGGACGAGGCGCCGCTAAAACAATGTACTCGGAATGTAATCAAGCTTACTTCCTTGTTATTGAATCAAAAACAACCAAACAAGTCGTTGTTGCACCTACAATGCCACAAGCAGATGAAACTACAGGACCTTTCGTTACGGCAATCACCAGAGCGAGAGGTCCTTTATTTACGTTTATGACTCAGGGATCTATTAATAATACTTCTGGGTCAAAACGTAATAGACCAATGCTTGCGTCAACTAAGAAAGGTATTCAGAACTTCCTTACCAATTCTATTCTAGAAGTCAGACCAATGTCTATTGATAAACTTCAAGGTCGTCGAGATACATTATCCACCGTCGATGAGTTGTTTTCAGGAGACATAAGGGAAGATCCTGTAGAAGCGTTGGAACAGGGAGCGTCTAAAAACCTTGATAATTATTTGATTATTGTAACTTCATCGGAAGGTACAGTAAGAAACGGCATTGGAGATACAACAAAGATTACTCTTGCAAAGATTCTTAAGGGTGAGATAGAAGATCCGCATACTTCAATCTGGTGGTACAAGCTTGATGACATAAAAGAAGTCGGCAATCCAGAGATGTGGTTAAAAGCCAATCCAAACATTGGAAAGACTGTTACCTATGAAACCTATCAGCAAGAAGTTGAAAAAGCCGAAAGAGATCCTTCTCTGCGTAATGATATTCTTGCAAAAAGATTTGGGATTCCTTGTGAAGGCTTTACTTATTTCTTTACTTACGAAGAAACAAAGCCGTTTAAGAAACAGAACTACGACGGTATGGTTTGCAGTTTAGGTGCAGATCTTTCGCAAGGTGGAGACTTTTGTTCCTTTGTATTCTTCTTTCCATTACAAGATGGATCGTTTGGTATTAAAACTCTGAATTTCATTTCTGAATACACCTACTCACAATTACCAGCAGCAATGTCAATTAAATATGATGACTTCATTGCTGAGGGAACACTCATTGTAATGAATGGAACAATTCTAAATATTGATGAAGTCTACGACCTAGTGGATCAGCATATATTGCAACATGATTATGACATACGCTCATTTGGTTATGACCCATACAATGCTAAAGAGTTTGTTTCGCGATGGATTACTGAGAATTCTGAGTTTGGTGTAGAAAAAGTAATTCAGGGTGCAAAAACTGAATCTGTTCCATTGACGGAATTAAAGAAACTATCGGAGCAAAGGAAACTTATTTTCGATGAATCTTTATATTCTTACACAATGGGTAACTGTATTGTGATTCAGGATACCAACGGAAATAAGAAACTAATGAAGAAAAGCTATGAAGCAAAAATTGATGCTGTAGCAGCTTCTATGGATGCGTATATAGCATATAAGCTAAATAAAGATTCTTTTGAATAAGGAGCGAACGATGAAAATTAAATTTGGTAATAGCGGTAAGTTATTCGATTTAATCGGTTCCGTTATGACAGATTCTGTTCAGGGTTTGTTTATTACATTACCCTCTTCATCTGTAAAATTTGATGATTTATCTTCAGATCTGGTGGCTTACAATGGCGACATTTATCTCTACAATGACGAAAGTGTTGCCGTTAGTGAATACCATGGTTATGAAGATAAGCCAACAGTAAGAGCTGAATCTACTGAAGAAGGAATAGTCTTCAAGTTATATTTGCAGAAAATTAAACTTCAGGACATTGACTCTATTAATGACTCTCTGCAGTCGTTGAAGACAAATGCAACAAAAATGTCAGAAGATATCCAGACAAATAAAAATGATGTCGCATCTGCTCTTGATGCAATTGCCGCTCTATTTGAAGCAACGACAGCAGCTGCAGATACAACTACTCCGGAGGTAACAAATGGCTGATTATTCTGCAATGGTTAAAGTATATGTAATACTGATTCGAATGGGACGCAGAACAATTGCTTCTGTACCAGCCATTATTCGTCCGCAGGTTGAAGAAGCACTTAAGCACGAATAATGTATGTATTTCTAATTCTTGAAGGAGGATAAATAATGAGCTCATTAATTAATGGGACTACCATTTCTCTAACAAGAGGAGACACATTACTCTTAACAATTAAGTTAACGAAAGATGGTAAGCCATATACTCCTCAAGATGGAGATAAAATTCGGTTTGCTTTGAAGAAAAAATACACCGACGATGAAGTATTGATTCTTAAGCAAATTCCAATAGATTCTATGACTTTACGTATAGATCCAGAAGACACTAAAAACCTTAATTTTGGAACATATGTATATGATGTAGAGTTAACAACAAAAGATGGATTTGTAGACACATTCATTACTCCTTCCTCGTTCAAAATAACTGAGGAGGTGTACTAATGCCACAATCAGTTTCTTTGGAAAATGTAGAAACTATTGCTGGCGAATTGCAGTCTTCGCAAGAACTGACAAGTGATCTACATTCAAATCTAAACATTGAAGAATCATTATATATTCCACGTATCATAGATTCTACTTGTGTATTTTATGGAACGACAGAACATTGGAATAGTATGGACATCGTTCCGCGTGAAGGTACTATTTACATTTATAGCGATTACGATAAAGAAGGTAATACTTTCATTCCAGCCTTTAAGATTGGTGATGGCGACAGTCATTTAATTGATCTTCCATTTGCAACATCTAAAAAGAGTGTTTATTACTTCTCGACAGAAGAATGGAAAACAAAAGAAAACGCCATTTCTGCTAAAGGCTGTTTATATATTTATTCAGATTATTTTCACAAAGATTCTGGTGATATAATGCCTGGGATTAAAGTTGGAGACGGATCGACGTACATTGTTGATCTGCCTTTTTTATTTGAAGATACTTTGAATGAGATTAAATCGCATATTGCTAATAAAGAAATACACATCACATCAGAAGAACGACAGGATTGGAACAGTAAAGTAACAGCATCAGTAAATAATAATACTTTACGTTTTTCAATTTAATAAAAGGAGATCACCATATGGCAGCGTTTATGCAACGTATTCGTTCCGGATGGAACGCTTTTCTCGGACGAGATCCGACGGGACAAACAGCATTCTATGGGGAAATAGTTAATGGATCAAGCTATCGACCTGATATTTTAAGATATTCTAGAGGAACTGAAAGAACAGTCGTAGCTAAAGTCTATAACAAAATTTCTGTTAGCGTCGCGTCTATTGAATTTGTGCATGCAAGATTAGATGAAGAAGGACAGTATTCCGAGACAATACAATCTGGATTAAATAACTGTCTGACTTTAGAAGCGAACATAGACCAAACCGGTCGAGCTTTTATTCAAGATCTTGTAGAATCCATGTTTGATGAAGGCGTTATTGCTGTCGTTCCTACTGATACAGATTTTGACCCAACTACAGAAAGTGAAAAATTTGACGTTTTAGAACTTCGAGTTGGCAAGATTCTGATGTGGTATCCGTCTGAGGTTCTTGTTCATTTGTATAATGAGAGAACCGGTCGTTTCGAAGATGTGAAATTGCCTAAATCGGCAGTTGGCATTATTGCAAATCCGTTCTATTCAATTATGAACGAACCAAATTCCACGCTGCAAAGATTGGTTCGCACAATTAATAACTTGGAGCGAATGAACACCAACACATCAAGTGGAAAATTGAATTTGCTAATTGGTTTACCTTATACCATACATTCGGAAAGGAGACGCCAAGAAGCTGAGCTAAGACGTAAAGATATTGAAACGCAGCTATCTTCATCAAAGTATGGTGTTGCTTATGCAGATGCAGCAGAGCACATCACACAGTTAAATCGTCCACTTGAAAATAATTTGTGGGAACAGGTCAAAGACTTAACAGCTGAGCTATATAACGAACTTGGATTAACACAAGCTGTTATAGATGGAACTGCCGATGAAGCAGCAATGATTAATTTCTATAACACAACGATCACGCCTATCTGTAATGCTATTTGTGATGAGTTTAAAAGGAAATTCTTATCCAAGACAGCTCGTGCACAAAAGCAGTCGATTGTGTATTTTAGAGATCCGTTTAAGTTAGTTCCTGTTAGTCAGCTTGCTGATATTGCTGATAAGTTCAGAAGAAATGAAATTATGACGTCGAATGAACTTAGAGCAGAAATTGGTAAGAAGCCTTCGAAAGCAGAGAATGCAGATGAACTTCGTAATCCAAACTTAAATCAAGCGAAAGACGGATCCGACCAAGATCCCCAGACAAAAACTGACGATGCGACGAATAAAATTTTATCAAGTTTAAACAATGTAAGTGAAGGAGATGCTCAAAATGGCTAATTACGATTTTGCTGGTTGGGCAACAAAGAACGACATCCTTTGCTCCGACGGAAGAACAATTAGAAGAGATGCTTTTGCCGATCAGGATGGTACAAGAGTTCCGCTTGTGTGGAACCACATGCATGACTCGGTAGATGAAGTACTTGGTCATGCAGATCTTGAAAATCGTCCGGAAGGTGTCTATGCCTATTGCTCATTCAATAATACAGAAAGTGGAAAACGTGCAAAAGAAGTTGTTAAACACAATGATATTTGTGCGTTGTCTATTTATGCAAATCATTTGATTCAGCGAGGCGGAGATGTTGTTCATGGGATGATTAGGGAAGTCTCTCTTGTTCATGCCGGAGCAAATAAAGGAGCCATTATTGACTCTGTGATGGCACATGGTGATATGAGTGACGACGAAGCCGTTATTTCTTTTGTTGGTTATGGCGGTCTCGAAGTCTATCATTCCGATGAGGAAGGAGAAGAGATGGATACTAATTCCAATACCAATTCAGAAGAAACTGTAAAAGATGTTTATGACACTCTTACAGACAAACAGAAGAAAGCAGTTGCAATTCTTGTTGGTCAGATTCTTGAGGAAGAAAAGAAAAAGAATGGCGCTTCTGATGAGAAAACAGAAGACGAAAGTAAGGAATCTGTGAAGCATTCTGATTCTTTAAAAGATGAACTTAATACTAAATCTGAATCGGATGATAAGAAGGAATCCGAAGAAACTGTAAGAGATGTTTATAACACTCTTACAGACAAACAGAAGAAAGTTGTTGACTTTCTTGTTGGTCAGGCAATTGCTGATGCTAAAAATTCTAACAATGAAGGAGAAAAATCTATGAAGCACAATGTATTTGATGGCGATACCGAGCGTGATACGTATCTCTCCCACGGCGATCAGGCTGAAATCCTTGAGAACGCTAAGGACCCGACAGTTGGTACGTTTAAGAACGCGATGAAGATGTATGCAAATGAACACGATCTTGATCTGGCGCATGCCGACATCGCTCCGTCTAGTGGATTCCCGGCTGGGACCGTTGAGAAGCTGTTCCCCGATTACAAGGAGTTAAATCCTGGTGCTCCTGAACTTATTACTAACGATCAGGGTTGGGTAAACCGTGTTATTAATGGTGTAACGAAGTCCCCTATTGCTAGAGTTAGAACAACGCAGGTTGACATTCGTGATGCAGAAAATCTGATGGCAAAGGGCTATAAGAAGGGCAACAAGAAGACTCTTCCGGGCTCTCTTGCTCTGCTTAGAAGAACGACAGATCCTCAGACTGTTTACGTTAAGGATGCTCTGAACAGAGATGATGTTGTGGATATCACTGATTTCGATTATGTTCAGTATATGTACAACATCGATAAGCTTATGCTCAATGAGACAATTGCTCGTGCAATTATGATTGGTGATGGCCGCCTGGACGATGATCCGGATAAGATTTGGCCTACGCATATCCGTCCTATTTGGACTGATGATGATCTTTATACAATGCACGTTGACATTGATCTTGCTGGCATGAAGAAGTCTCTGCAGGGAACGAACACTTCTGCTAATTTTGGTGATGAATACGTTATGGCAGAAGCTATGGTTTCTACACTTCTTCATGGAACAGAAGAGTATAGAGGTACTGGCACTCCTGATTTCTACTGCACACCGAACACACTCAACACAATGCTGCTTGCAAGAGATATGAATGGTCGTCGTATCTACAATACTGAAGCTGAGCTTGCAACGGCTCTCGGCGTAAAGAACATTTATCGTGTCAAAGAGTTCGCTGGCAAGACAAGAACAACTTCGGATAATAAGAAGAAGGAACTGCTTGGTATCTATGGCAACATTGCAGATTATGTTGTTGGTGCTGTAAAGGGTGGTCAGATCACGAAGTTTGATCAGTTTGATATCGACTTCAACCAGCTGAAGAGCCTGATTGAGACTAGATTCTCTGGTGCTCTTGCTCATGTCCTTTGCTTCATTGTTGTTGAAAAAGATGTGACAACTCCTAGTGGAGCTGGTGCTTGATCTGAGTGATCAAAATGGAGGTTAGCTATCCATGAAATGGTTTGGTAATATAGCGTTCAGCAATCAAGTTGAGACTGAACCAGGTATTTGGGAAGACAAGCCGGTAATAAGGCAGTATTTTGGAGACTTACTCCGTCTCTCTAAAAGAGACCAGCTATCTGATCAGATTAACAGAGATATTGCAGTAACGAACCAGTTGAGTGTGATTGCAGATCCTTACCTTCTGGATAGCTTTCAAAATATATTGTATGTCGAATTCATGGGATCAAAGTGGAGAGTTAGTTCTGTTGAAGTGGGTTACCCTAGGCTAACTCTCACCTTTGGTAACTTGTATAAGGGGGAAGAAGATGAGACCACGGACGGAACTCCATGATATTTTATGCGCTGTTCTTGGTTCGAAGAATTGCTATTTTCAACCTCCGACAGGAACACAAATTAAATATCCCGCTATTGTATATTCCTTTAATGGAGTTAAAACAAAAGCGGCTGACAATAAAAGTTACATGAAATATGGTAAATATACAATTACGCATTGCTATAAATCTCCGAAAGAGTCTTTGGTAGAAATCTTACCAGAGGCTCTTCCTTTTTGTTCATTTGATTCAAGTCATAAGGTCGATGGAATTTATAACGATACGTATGATTTATCTTTTTAAGAAAGTGAGGAAAATTTAAATGCCTGATACTTTTAAGAGACTTACTTGGGACGCTGTTGGTGAGAAGCTGTATGAAACAGGTACTGACAGAGGTGTGTTTTACCCACAGGTTAACGGTGCTTATCCGAAGGGTGTTGCATGGAATGGTATTACTGGCGTAACTCTTTCTCCATCTGGAGCAGATGAGAATAAGTTCTATGCCGATAATATTAAGTATGGTTCCATTCGTGGTGCAGAAGACTTCGGCGGTACGATTAAGTGCTATACCTATCCGGATGAATTCGCTCTTTGCGATGGTGCTGCACAGGGTGGTGCTGCTGGCGTTATTATTGGGCAGCAGAAGAGAAATCCGTTCGGTTTCTGCTATCGTTCGAAGATTGGTAATGACGCTGATGGTATGGATCATGGATACAAGCTTCATCTGATCTATAACGCAACGGTATCTCCTTCTGAAAGAGATTACCAGACCGTTAATGATAGTCCGGAAGGAATCGAATTCTCTTACGAGTTCACGACAACTCCTGTTCCGGTTACAGCTATTGAGAATGCGAAGCCTACAGCTCTGCTTGAGATCGATTCTACAAAGGTTGATGCGGAGAAGCTGACAGCACTTGAGGATGTTCTTTATGGTTCTGCTACTGCAGCAGCTAGACTTCCTCTTCCGGATGAAGTTATTACAATGATGAAGACAGCGTAATTAGAAGAATTAGATTGGCCTGGTATGAGTAATTGTATCAGGCCACACTTATATTTTATGGAGGACTAAAACTTATGCATAAGATTACTGAAACATATACTGACTTTGATGGAAATACAAGAACAGAGGATTTCTATTTCAACTTTACAGAAGCAGAAATTACAAAGATGCAGTTCGGCACTGAAGGCGGCCTTTCTGCAATGATTAATCGAATTGTTGCTGCTCAGGATACACCAAGACTGATTGAGATCTTCGAAGATCTGATTAAGAAAGCTTATGGTGTTAAGTCTCCTGATGGTAGGAGATTCATTAAGAACGACGAAATTACAAAAGAATTTACAGAGACAAATGCTTATTCGCAGATTTATATGAGGCTTGCAACAGATGCTGATGCTGCTACTAAATTTGTGAATGATGTTGTTCCTAAGAAAAAAGAAGAAGCAAAGGATAAAGTAATTCCTGCTGATTTTAAAGGATAATATCGGAGGAGGGTAGAGAATGCTTGAGATACATATTCCAGCGCATGAATATTGGGATGCACGAAAGGAAGAGTTCTTTACAACCAAAGAAACCACTCTTCGTCTTGAGCATTCTCTAATTTCTCTTACCAAATGGGAACAAAAATATAAGAGACCTTATTTAGGCCTTCATAAAGGTCCAAATACAACAGAAGAAAGTTTGTATTATATTCGCTGTATGTGCATTGATAAAAACGTCGATCCTTATGTTATCTCTTCCATACAGTATGAACCAGAAATTTTAAAGAAAATAACTGATTACATTCATGATCCAATGACTGCTACAACGATTAGTAATAATTCAAAAAGAGGCGGTGGTGGATTACAAGAAACTTTAACAAGTGAATTAATTTATTATTATATGACAGCTTTAAACATTCCTTTCGAATGTGAAAAATGGCACTTGAATAACTTGCTTATGCTTATCCAAGTAGCCAATGCTAAAAACAATCCTAAGAAAATGTCTCGCTCTGATATCATGCGTCAGAACGATGAAATTAATAGAGCAAGAAGAGCGAAATTCCACACTTCAGGTTAAAGGAAGCGTGCTATTAGCATCCAAATTATTAAAATTGCGAACTCAAAAGGCACTCGTTTTTATAAAGATAGAGGCCTCAAGGCCATAACAGATTTATTGAGGTGATCATAATGGCAAAAACTATAACGATTCGAATGCAACAAAAAGGCAGTTTTGAAAAGACGTTTAAGTTTTTGCGTGCAATGAAAGAGAAGAGATTCTTAAGAAACCTTGATAAATTCGGTCAGTCTGGGGTTGAAGCCCTCAGCAAAGCAACACCAAAAGATACTGGATTAACTGCAAATTCTTGGGAATATGAAATTAATGATGACGGTGAAAGACTATCATTAACTTGGTATAACACCAATGTCAAAAAAGATTATTTCAATGTAGCAATTATGATTCAGTACGGTCATGGGACTGGAACTGGCGGCTGGGTTGAAGGTATAGATTATATAAATCCGGCTCTTAGACCAGTTTTTGACAAAATCGAGAAAGATATTTGGGAGGAGGTGCAGAACTCTTGAGCAGTACAACCGAACAACGTGTCGTGCAGATGCAATTTGATAATGCACAGTTTGAAGCAGGCGTTCAGCAAACTCTTCTATCATTAAATAAATTAAATAATTCTATTGAGCAAAACACAAAAGCAAACGCTGGTCTTTCTTTTCGTGGTCTCGAAAATGCTTTAGGGTCGGCAGATTCTAAACTTTCTTCTATAAGCAGAAGTGCTGCTAATTTAAAGAATGCGTTTTCTGTTGCTGGCGTCGCAAGTCAGCGAGTAGTAAACAATATTACCGATTCCCTGTATCGAATGGGTGTTAATTGTGCCAAAACACTTACCGGTATTAACAGTATGACGGATGGCTTTGACAAATTTGGTCAAAAGACAAAAGCCGTTTCTACTCTAATGACAACTACTGGCGCATCGTTTAAAGACGTGCAAAAAGCTGTTGATGATCTTGCTTGGTTCTCTGATCAGACTTCGTATAACTTTACGGATATGATCGATAGTATGGCAAAGCTTACTGCCTCTGGTGATAAGAATCTTAGTCATCTTACAACTACTGTTAAAGGCTTTGCCCTTGCAGGTGCTAGAGCTGGTGTTGGTGCTAGAGAAGTATCAGCTGGTATGTATCAGTTAACGCAGGCAGCATCCAGAGGATATCTTATGTACCAAGACTGGGCGCAAGCACTTGGTACAAGAAATATTGCATCTGCTCAACTTAAACAGCAAATGATTGAAGCTGCTGGTGCAACTGCTATTGCTGCTGGAGCCAACAAAGATTTTAACGATTCACTTAAAAAGGGCTGGCTTACAATGGATGTCTTCCGTAAGGTTATGGGAGAATATACAGCCGGTATTAATAAAGCCAACTGGAGCGAAGACGAATACACTTTTAAGAACGACAAAGCTACAAATTCTACAACGGAATTCTCAAAGGCTGCTTTTCAGGCAGCACAGGAATGCCGTACTTGGAGCGATGTTGTTGATGCCGTTAAAGACGCAATTAGTTCGGGCTGGGCTACAAGTTATGAAATGATCTTCGGTAATGTTAATGAAGTAAGAAAGCTTTGGACGGGCATTTGTAATTTTGCTATAGAAATCTCTGATAAGTTTACTTCTGCTAGAAATAATCTTCTTGAAGAATGGAGAAATGCTGGTGGAAGAGACGCATTAATTAAGAGTTTTGTTAATGTAATAAATGGAATTCATCGAGTTATTGAACCGATCAAAGAAGCGTTCGAAGAAGTGTTTGGGACGCTAGATGGAAATAAATTAGCTGGAGCAACAAATTCTCTAGAAGGCTTTACAAAGAAACTCGAACTTACTAGAGAGCAGATGATCCATGTAAAAGAAGTATTTCTTACAGTATTTGGAACTATTAAGAACGTCTTTGATGCTCTTAGACCTTATGCTAAACAAATTATTTCTTTTCTTACTATTATTACGGTTTTAAAATCTGTTCGATCTATTATGGCAGGTGGGCTTGGATTTGGCTCATTGGCCTCTATTCTCAAAATCATTATTGGAATTGGTATTTTAAAACATTTCATGAATCTCAATTCCACAGCTTCTAAGACGTCCGGAATTATTAAAGGCATTGTTACTGCTATAAAGGCATTAGGTACCAAACTAACTTCTCTCGTAAGTAAGATCTCTTCTTCAAAAATATTCCAAGCTATTACTACTGGCCTAAAATTAGTAGCAGCTATAGCAGTATGGGCAATTAAAGAAATTATTAACGGCGTTCAATTTCTTATTTCAAAGATTCAAAGTTCTAATATTATTCCAATTCTTGTTGCCAAATTATCTGAATTTAAGAATTTTGTTGTATCAATTATTAATGCTGTTGCTGAAAAGGTTACTGGCCTCAAGGGGATTCGTCTAAATAGTTTCGCCAATCTTTTAATATTTGTTGAAGCAATCGGTAAGAAAATCTTTGGTGTAATCACATTAATTGGTAAGGGCATTACCGGTATATTTAAGTTTAAATCTCCATTTCATACCGTACTTGATCTTTTAAAGACTGGTAAAGAGTCTTTAGAGGAGACAAATAAAAATATTAAAGACACCAGAACTAATATTCAGGGTATTAGTGGTGACTTTAATGCAATGTCTGCAAGTGTTATTGGTGCAGGAAATGCCACATCATCTGTTGGCCACAATATTAATACTTTCTTTAAGAATCTTGGGACAGCTATCAATAATTTTAAAGACTCTGATAGCCCACTTGCTAAGGTTTTTAATACGATTACGCACATTGATTGGCAACGCGCTCTAGCTGTAGGATCGTTGGTCGCGTATGTTTTGCAAGTTCGAGCTTTGAATAAAGCTGTTACAGCAGCAGGAGCAACACTTGATAAGTTTGGTAATGCATTTATGGGTGTTGGAAGTTCGATTAAAATGATGGCATCTTCCATATCCGGAACAGCGGGTTCAATTACTGCTTTTTTCAACTCTCTTACAAAAGAAAATAATGCTAAGCGTTTTAGAGATATTGCTATCGGTATTGGATTAATTGCTGGATCTCTTGCTCTTCTATCAGTTGTTGCTACTTATAATGCTGACGGTCTTACAAACGCTGTAGTATTACTTGGTCTTATTGCAAGTGGATTAATAGGTGTTACGTTCGCTATCTCTAAAATTTCTAATAGCATTAATCCAGCTGGTGTTGCAGCAATTGGATTGGCTCTATTAGAGTTTGGAGCTATTTTGCTTGAAGTTTCTGCAATCCTTGGAGTTATCACCATCGTTACATCGCATTTTATTAAGACTTCTGCGACAGCTTATGATGCATTCTTTAAAATGTTTTCACCAGTTGTAGTTCTAATATCGTTGTTTGTAGCTTTAGTCGGTGTGCTTGAAATTATAGCTGGTTTATCTGGTTCAATGACAATAGCAGCTCTAACTTTAATAAAACTTGGGGCTGGTTTTGCGGCGTTTGGTGGCGGATTAATTGCATTAAACATTGCTATTAGTATGAGCATTGGGCTATTTAAAATTATTACGGCTCAATTTACTTTATTTGGCGCACAATTAGTTGCGGCATTTACAGCGCTAATGAATCTTCCCAAAAAAGCCAAAATAACAGCCATTGCAAGTCTTATAGCAGGGCTAGTTGTTGCTATTGGCGGCTTAGTTGCTGTTGTAGCGTTTGGAAAAGCAATTACAGATGCACTTTCTCGCATGACGCTCAAAATGGCATTATCTATTGGTACATTAGCAGTATCATTGCTTGTTCTGAGTAAGGCTATTGTGAAACTCGGGAAGTTTTCTGGCGATGTTCTGCCAGATCTTGTCATGCTTTGCGGTGGTCTTATGGGATTATATACCGTCCTTCAAATCTTATCTAATAGTAAGCTGCAAACTGGTGTCGAGAATTTAAAAACAATAGGCTCTGCAATGCTAAAGTTCTCAATTGGCGTTCTTGCCATAGTTGGAGCCATTGCTTTACTTGGTAAGATCGATCCAGAACAATTTATGCGAGGTCTTCTGGGCGTGATGGCTACAATTGCAATATTCACGCATGCATTGCGTCTGCTTGACAAGGTTGATGTTGGAAAGATTGCAGGAGCTATTCTTGCTCTTGTTGCGGCAATGTACTTACTTGTTCCAATTCTTGCGTTATTTGGCGTTGCATGGAGGCCAATTGCTATTGGTATTGGTTTAGTAGCTGGAATGATGCTAGCATTAGCCGGATCTGTCAAAATGATGGACAAAGCGAATCCGAAAGCTGTTATTCCTATAGTGAGTACCATGATCGTTGCACTTCTTGCAATGAATTACATTTGCCAAGAATTAGCTGCGATGCCAATTGAAAAATCTGTTGCAGTAACTGCCGAATTAGTTGCAATGCTTTTATCGCTTGGCATTGCTGGAAGATTAATTGGTAGTGTGTTTACATCTATTTCGAAAGCAAATGGAAATAAAGGCCCATTAAAAGTTATTGGAAATATTTCCGCTATGGTTGTAACAATGGCAGCTATGGCTGGTGCAATTTATGTATGCGGACAAGTTGCAAATGAATTAGCAAATCATCCTTGGGAACAGGCCGCGGCTGGTGCTGGCGGTGTTGCTGCTATGGCAATCGGATTAGGTACCGCTGTTCAAATTATTGGTAAATCCTTATCTAAATTTGCTTCTGTTAAAGTTGGGGCTGGAACGATTCTTAAGACAATAGCAGTAATGGTTGCTCTTAGTGGATCTGTTGCACTACTCGGACAGGTTGCATCTGCATTAGCAGTTCAACCTTGGGATCAGGCATTAGCAGCTTCTGCTAGTATGGCATTAATGGCAGTTGGGCTTGGCTTAGCTATTAATCTTATTGCTCCAGCCGTTAAAAAGATGACTGGAATGGACATATTAGGATTTGTTGCATCTGTTGTGTCATTAGGAGTAGCGGTTTCAATGCTTGGGCTGGTGGCGACGAATTTGGCAGCAATACCGGCCGATCAGTTACTTGGCGTTACATTGTCATTACTGGCGTCAATGGGTACTTTAGCAGTTTGTGTTGGGATTTTAGCAACAGTATCACAAGCTGCCAATGCTATTAATCTGTTATCCATGTCGGTTATGATTGTTGCATTTGCTGGTAGTTTAACAATTCTATCACTTGCTCTTGGTCAGTTGGATTTAAAGAGTGCTCTAAACATTATTCTTGTAATGGGTGTGTTTACAGCTTGTATTGCGGCTTTAACAGCTGTTATTAGTATATTCTCAGCTGGTCTTCTTGTGGCGGCCCCTGCTATTGCAGCTGTGGGTGGTGCGTTCCTTGCGTTTGCTGCTGTTGTTGGCGCTGTAGCATCGGCTCAGTTAGCATTTGCGGCCGCTATTGCAATTGTAACGACTGCTTTGGGAGAATTCTTACCAAAAGTTCAATCGTTCATTGCATTCCTTGCGGAGATGACGCAATACGCAAATGCATTCAATGCCTTAGCCGGACCTCTTGCGAAAGTTGGCGCAGCATTAATTCCGCTTGGACTTGGCCTTGCGGCTATTGGTGTTGGCGGATTAGCAGCTGGTGCTGGATTAACTGCTTTTGGTCAAGGATTAACAATTGCCGCTGCAGGCTTAATGGCTATTTCTGCTGGCTTTAATGCATTCAAAGAATCTTTTGCTGTTGTGGCTGATCTTGCTAAAGAAGCTACATCCTGGGGCGGAGATTTAGCGCATAACTTAGCTTCTGGACTGGCAAGCGGCATTCCAAAGGTTGGAGCCGCAGCTTACAGTGTTGCTAGAGAAATTTGGAGTTACTTGCATCAAACAACGGCCGAAAAAGGACCTCTTGCATTCACTGATATTTGGGGCGGACATCTAGATCTGAATATTGCCAAGGATATGATAGCAAATAAAGATCTTGTTGGAAACGCCGCAGAATTGGTAGGCGGTACCCTTAAAGATTCCTTTGTGTCTTCTGTTGCTGGTGCAGGTGATGCTGGTGCAAATAATATTTTAACTGAATTATCGTCTTATAGCGGCGAGTTTAAAAATAGCGGTGGCATACTTGGCCAGATGTTCAATAGTGGATTTGCGAATACGGTAAAGGGATTCTTGTCTAGTATTGGCGGCAAGCTAGATGGTGCTATAACGTGGTTTACTGGTAAGAGCTTTAATGGTAAAAAGAATGCTGCAACAGCCGCAAAAGCTGCTAAGGATCTTTCCACGGCCAACGCCTTAAGCGAAAAATTTGCTAAAAAGAAATCGAATGCTAAGAAGACGGACATTACCGGTGATATGGACATAGTTAATCCTAATGATTTTCTTGGTTCAATTCAGCAGTTAACAGGCGGCAATGATGATCTTGCAAAATCTTTTGGTGGCGTTGGAGATGCTGCTGGTAAAGCTGGTAAAGGAGTAGGTGGAGCTGGAGATGCATCTAAAAAAGCTGCCCAATCCCAAAAAGAATTAGCAGACTTTATGAAGTATTCTTCACAGGTTATTGGAGAATACGCGCAGACTTATGGCGGTGCTATGGGTCTTGTTGCGAACGTATCACCAATGCTTGCAGCTCAGGGTGCATTTGGAGAACTTTGTGAGGAGATTTATCAGGATTCAAAAGACGCTTCTGATAGTACGCAAGATGCAACAGATGATGCTGCTGAGAATGCTCAGGATCGTATCGCTGAAGTACAGAAGGCATTTGTACAGGCGTTTACTAAGATCAAAGAGCAGGTATCGAGCGGAATGGATTTCTTCACGAAATTTGATAGTAAAGTCTCTGAAGCAATGACACCTGACGAAATCTTACGTAATGCCGATTCACAGGTAAAAGGTTATTCTCGTTTCTATACCCGTGTTATGAATCTTGGACTGAAAGGCTTCAACAAGCAAGTCGTTCAGTCAATTCTTGATGAAGGCGTAGCCGCTTATCCTAAAGTTGCTGGTATGCTCAAAATGACGGCGGATCAAGTTGAAAAGTTGAATACAGCATTCGCCAATAAAGAAGCATATGCTACACAAGCAGCCACAATGGGTATGATGGCTCGTATGAACGTCATTCTGATCAACAAGTTAAAAGCAAGACTGAATGCTGAAAAAGATGTTGACGTTGAGATTCTGAAAGAAGCACAAGCTTACCATGATTTACAAGCAAGTGGTACGGCATCTGCGGAAGATATTCAGAATCAGTTTAATAAGTTAACGAAGACTTGTACCAATCATGGTACAACTTTGGATGCTGTTATTAAGAAACTTCAGAATAGCCATAAACAGGTGAATCAGGAGATTCTTACAGCAATGTCCAATTATACAGAGCTGAAAATAAGTGGAACCGCATCGGCAGAAGAAATTGACGAAGCGTTCCAAGTATTAAATCAGACTTGTATTGCACATGGAACGACAGTTGAAGAAGCAACGTTGTCGGTACAAAAGTATGGTGCTGTTTCTGCAGAAGCAATCCAGGGCGCTATTGATAAAATGCAACACGCATTCACAGTTATGTCTGAGTTTGAAGATTATGCTGAAATGATTGGAGATAGCGTAAGTGCAGCGATGGAACGTGCATTTGATCCATTTGGCGAATGGCCTGATAAGTTTGAATTAACAGGCGAACAGTTAATGGAGCGAGTGCAGAAGTCATTTGCTGGTATGCAGACGTATGCTGCTCAGTTAACTCGTGTTGGAATAAGTGGTGGTCAGGATCTGATTGCTTATTTTGGTGATAAGTTTACTCCTGAAATTGCTAATGCATTTTCACAGTTAAGCGATGGACAAATTGCTCAGATTAATAGCATGGTTATGTCCATGAAGAACCTTGTTCAGACAGCTGGAGTTAGTGCATCACAGCAATGGATGACACAAGGTAAACTTGACGGTATGACTTATCAGCAGGCATTTGCTGAATATACTTCGCAGGCGGCATTCTTAAACACTGCTGTTCAGAATATGGGGCTTCAGTTCTCAACTGCTATTCAGCCGGTTATGACAGAATCTGCAACGCAGTCTGTTAATACTTATATAACTGCAATGAGCGAAGGATTCGATGCTAATGCTGAAGTTGTGCAGGAAGATGGCTTAAAGAATGCTTCTCTTTTAACAGATGCAATGGCAACTGGTATTAATGATCAGTCTGGTATTGTTATGAATTCTGGTAGTGCGTTATCGCATGCCGTTGATAGTGCTGTTCGTAATGTCCTTTCGCCAGCCGCTGGACATTCTATTGGTTCTAACTGGGTTCAAGGCATTATTGATGGTATTCGTAGTAAAATTGCTGAAGCTAGGGCAGCAGCTGCTGAATTGGCGTCTGCTATATCTGCGGCCACAGCTGGAGGATTGGATGAGCATTCTCCTTCAAAACTGTCTTATAAGTTTGGACGTTTCTGGGACGAAGGCTTAGTGAACGGTATGGATTCCGGTATTGGAATTATCGAACGTTCAACTTCTTCTGTTGCCAACACAGTTGTTGATAACATGCGTGAAGCGCTTACAACAGCTAGAGATATTCTATCTGATGACATTACTACAAGTCCTGTTATTACTCCTGTTATTGATCTCTCGGATGCTCAAAATGGCATTTCGAATTTGGGATCTATGCTTAATGCTAATAACTTCAAGATCAATGCAAACCTTGGTCGTATCACAACAAATGCCGACAGGCTTAATGCTTTACAGGCATCGTTGCAGACCGGCAATGCAGGTAATGGAGTTAACATTAATTTCGAACAAAATAACTACTCGCCTACTGAGCTTTCTCGACTTGATATTTATCGTCAGACCAGGAACCAGTTGGCAATGCTGAAAGGGATGGTTGATGGTATATGATTAAATCAGTCAAGGTAACGAACTTTAAAGGCGAGTCAACTGATCTGGTATTAGGGAGCCCGGGTAACTCTGGGCTCTATATTACCAGTATTACTGGATTGGGTGCGGCCGATGCAAATATAAATATGACAGATCTTGTAACAACCGATGGCAAGTTATTTAACTCTGCAAGATTGGATTCAAGACAAATTGTTATTTCATTTTTGTATCGGTCCGAAACCAATAACCAAGAACGAGCTAGACGTAACTCTTATAAGTATTTTCCGATCAAACGCAAGTTGGAATTGGAATTTACGACAGATATTCAAAAGGCTTCAATCATTGGATATGTTGAAAAGAATGAAGCCAATATTTTCAATGAAAATTCAGGATGTCAGATAACCATTGATTGCCCTGATCCTTATTTCTATGATGCTGGTGCCAAAAAAGAATTAGTTACATACTTTGCAGGCATTCAGCCAGCCTTTGAGTTTCCTTTCAGTAACGAATCCACAACAGATAACTTAATTAACTTTGGCGAATATAAACGGGCCGATAAAGCATTCATCCTCTATGAAGGCGATGCTTCAATTGGTGTTCAAATGTATATGCATGCTATTCAAGACATTAGTGATACGGGTTACGTTCGAGTCTTTAATGTTGATACAGATGAACGATTTGAATTAAATTGCGCCAAGTTAAAGCAAGTTACAGGTAAAGGATTTATTAAAGGAGACGACATTCTATTCTCAAGTGAAAGAGGTAATAAACATGTATGGTTACTTCGAGATGGAAAACAGCGTAACATTCTGAATTGTATTAACTTGGATGTTAGCTGGTTTCAGATCTCTAGAGGAACGAATACGTTTGCATTTACTTCTGATAAGAATTGGGAATATATACAGTTCTTTATTAAATCAAAAACAATTTATGAGGGTATTTAATTCATGACACCATTAATTCTGGATCGAAATTTCGAAGCTATTGGATTATGTGATGAGTTTAAATCTTTCATATGGACCGATAGATATAACAAAGCAGGCGACTTTGAAATTGTTACAAGCAGTCCAATTGTAGGAACAGAATTTGCTTTTCAAATTGGTAATTATGTTTATGAAAAAGAATCCGATCGTTTGATGATTATTGAAGGATTGGAATTAAAAACTAATTATAATAAGGGAAATGATTTCATTGTAACTGGTAGATCCTTAGACAGCTTATTGCAGCGAAGAATTATTTGGGGCCAGAGAACTTTAAAAGGTAACCTTCAAGATAATATTGAAGCATTATTAAACGAAAATATTATTAATCCTTCTGATGCTAATAGACGCATACCTGATTTTATATTTGAACGTTCTGCAGATCCTAAGATCACATCTTTAACCGTCGACACACAATACACAGGCGAAAACTTATATAAAGCAATTCAGTCACTTTGTGATACGAATGCAATAGGTTTCAAGGTAACAAGAAAAAACAACAAGTTTGTATTTCATTTATATGCCGGAACAGATCGTACATATGATCAGACAGAAAATCTTTATGTAGAGTTTTCACCAAGATACGATAATTTAAATGAATCTGATTATATTCAGACTTCAGAAAAGAAGCGTAATGTGACACTTGTTGGCGGAGAAGGAGAAGGTAACGAACGCAAGTATTTTACAGCTGGAGAATCTAATGCTAATGGATTAGAGCGGTATGAGCTATTTACAGATGCTCGTGGAACATCTTCCAAAGTTACGGATGACGAAGGAAATCAGAAAGAGCTGTCAACAGAAGAATACAATAATCTTCTCAAACAAAAAGGAGAAGAGAATCTTGCTAAAAAAGAGAATCAGGCAACTAAGAAATTAACTGGCAAAATGAACACAAATCAAATGTTCGTTTTAAATAAAGATTTCTTTTTAGGCGACATTGTACAAGTTGTTGATCAGTATCACATCTCAGGAACTTCTCGCATCGTTGAAATTATATATTCTCAAGATAACAAAGGCATAAATATCTATCCTTCTTTTGACGACACACTTGTATCTACAAATCAAACGTCTGTGTATAGCTGGGTAGATGATGACGGGCAGTGGCATTCTATTAAGAATAATAATTCGTCATCAAGTACACTATGAGGTAAATCATGGCTATAACATATGGATTTTATGATTCCTTGAATGGGGATCGAAAGTATAACGCTACACAGATGAGTTCTATCTTTGACGGAATCATTGAAGATGGCGTGTACATGCAAATCGGTAATCGTTTCAATGTTGCTGCATCTGATGGGATGTCTGTATCTGTTGATACAGGTCGAGCTTGGTTTAATCATACATGGACATTGAACGATGCCAAAATTATATTGCCGATTGATAAGCAAGGCGCTCCATTGCATCGAATTGACTCAGTTGTATTGGAAGTCAACCATGCAATGGATTATCGTCGCAATGAAATTAAAATCGTTAAAGGCTATGCTGAAGCAAATCCTACTGCTCCAAAATTGACTAGATCTTTGGAAGTCAATCAGTATAGATTAGCTGATATTTACGTTCGAAATACAGATGAAACAACTGGTATTAGTAATTCTGATATTACAAATAAAGTTGGCACATCTGAATGCCCGTATGTTACAGCTCCGCTAAAAACGATAAATGCTGATCAGTTGCTACAGCAATGGAACGCGCAGTGGAATGAAGAGCTTGCTAATCAAAACAAAAAATTCAATTCCAAATATGACGAGCTTTCAAGTTATATTAGTGGATCACAGACACAATTTAATAATTGGTTTGGAAACATACAATATGTTTTAAGTGGTGACGCAGCGGGAAAACTTCAGACAGAGATTGATAAATTAAATCTTTCGTCTCAAGTTATGCTAGACAAAAATAAATGGACTGCTGCTGATAATAAATTCAGTCAGTCTGTATCTCTTGCCGGCGTTACTACAGCAACAAACTTAGAGGTTTGGGCGAATGTTGTTTCTTCCATGGATGCTGCGGCACAGAAAGCATATTTGAAAGCGTATGCAATTGTTAGTAGTGGTTATGCTGTTCTTGGTACAGATACAATTACATTTTATGTTTATAAGAAACCAGCTACCACAATCACAATCAAAATTAAAGGAGGGATAATGGATAGTTATGAAATAGAGGATGGGAGCGAGGTGAGCTACTGATGGGAAACCAGCTACCACAATCACAACCAAAATTAAAGGAGTTTAATTAGATGAGTACTATTTCTCAGATTGAATTACCTAGCGGAAGTGTATATGATCTTGAAGATTCTGCAGCACGTGCTGACATTGAAAATCTTAAAACTACAACTATTGGCGGTGTTCATTACAGAGGCAATGTAAAAGAAGCACTGACAGATGGAGCCACAACATCTCCCGTTACAATCGTTTCCACAAATGCAGAAGGCTCTTCCATAGAGACCAGTTTAACGCCTGCTGCTGGCGATATTGTTAACGTCGCAGCAAATAATAAAGCATATGCTTGGAATGGAAAACAGTGGGATCTTTGGGGAACTGCTGGTGAATATAAAGCCCTTGCTTACAAGGATAATGCATCTGGTTCTCTCACACCTTCAGGCTCTGTATCACAGCCGACGTTTGCTGGAACGAAAGCGACGATTTCTGCAACTTATACACCTGCTGGTAGCGTTGCTGTTACTCCGAATGTTCAGTTAAATACAACTCCTATAACACCTATGAATAGTGCAGGAACTCTTCCCAGTTTTACTACAACGGTTACAAATAAAAAGCTCACGCTTGGCTGGAATGCTGGAAGTCTTGCCACAAAGGGTGCTGCGGTCACAGTAGCCACTTCAATTAAGAGCCAGACTGCATCTGCTACATTCACTGGAACAAGTGGAACTGCTGTTGCAGACTACACACCTACGGGAACAGTATCAAAGCCTACATTTACAGGCTCGTCTGCAACTGTAACAGTAAAATAAAGGAGCTATAAATGAGCACAATAAATCAAATACAATTACCAAATGGCTCCATATATGATTTCGAGGACACAGCCGCTAGAGAAGCGGCATCTAGTAAAGCCGACAAGACACTCGCTACCATCTCCGCTAACGGTCTCATGAGTGCTGCTGATAAAGCCAAGCTGGATGGGATCACCGGACAGGTGACAGCAGATAAGGTCAACGCCCCGGACCACACCACGGATTTGGTGCAGTATGGCGCATTTCAGATCGCAGCTCAGCAAATCATTTCGCAGATCCCAACCGTCCCCACGGCGCTGAAAAATCCCAACGCACTGACTATCAAGATCGGCAGCACCACAGTCACCTATGATGGCAGCACGGCGCAGACCATGACGATCGAGGATGGGAGCGAGGTGAGCTACTGATGGCGAAGAAGCTGTATGAAGAAGCGTCTGTGCGGGACATTGCAGTAGCCATCCGCGAAAAGACTGGAGGAGCGGAAACGTATAAAGTCGCGCAGATGGGCAACGCTGTGAGAGGCATCGTGGGTGCGGAGGCGATAGAGTGGCATCAGTGCCCGGAGGCTGTGCGCAATTATCTGGCCAACGTGACCTATGACCCAAGCGACTACAGTACATCTCAAATCGCCAATTATGCCCCCGCGGAAGCGGCTGTGGCCAATTACAAGCCCATCGGGCAGACGGTAGGCGGTGTAACGTACTACAACGAAGTGCCAAATGTGCTCACGCCATTTGCCTCTGGTGGGAAAGCGGGCACGCTCAAACCGCTGGATGCCTTGCGTTGGATACGCACATCGGCTGGGGCAACTGCTTGGAACGTGCGTGATCTCGGCGGTTGGCCTTGCGACGGTGGCACGGTAAAGTATGGCTTGCTCTTTCGAGGCGGCAAACTGGCTGCGGCAGACCGCGCTGTGCTCGTTGGAGAACTTGGCATTCAGCATGACCTTGATCTGCGGGGTCGGGAGGGCGGCGGTCCGGATGATGAGCCGGATATGATGTCCTCTCCGCTTGGGAGTGATGTGTGGTATACCCGGACGCAGAAATACGCGTGGTACGCTCTGACACCGGTAGCGACATGGCAGGCTTACCTCCGCTGCGTGATCTACGCAGTGACGCATCGTGAGCCGGTATATTTTCACTGCACCGCAGGGGCAGATCGTACCGGTACGCTGGCCTGCGTGTTGGAGGGGCTGCTCGGTATGAGCCAGTCGGACATCGACAAGGACTATGAGCTGACAACCTTCTACAGCGGTTCCGGGTCGGACGCGGCGGCGCGGCGAAGGAATGAATCGGACTGGAAGGGACTTATCAATGCGATTAACGCCGTTTCCGGCGACACGTTCCGCGACAAATGCGTCCACTTCGCGGTAGGAACGTGCGGAATGTCGATGGCCGATATCAACGCGTTTCGGGCGGCTATGATTGACGGAACGCCTGAAACCTTACACTGGTACCAAACCATTACCAAAAATCTCACAGGCTGCACTATCAGCAACGCCGCGTCTCAAGTGGAATATGGCGAGGCGTATACAGCTGTTATCGCTGCGGACAGCGGAAAGGCGCTCGACTCGGTAGTAATCAAAATGGGTGGCGTGGATATCACGGCCACTGCTTACTCGGCTGGAAGCGGCGAAATCAACATCGCCAAGGTGACGGGAGCGGTCACGATCACTGCTGTTGCCTCTGCTCCGTCTGTGACTTACAACATCACTCGCAATCTCACCAATTGCACATCGTCCAACACGGCAAATACCATTGCAGAGGGCGCATCTTATACAACAACGCTCTCACCGACTGGAACATATAAAAAGCTCGGTGCGATCACCGTCACGATGGGCGGTACGGATATCTCTGCATCGGCGGTGTCCGGAAGCACAGTGAGCATCGCAAGCGTAACAGGCGATATCGTGATTGCCTGCTCTGCGGTTATCACAAACATCATTGACACCATCGGCATTTCTGCAAACACCAGAATCAGCACTTCAAGCGGCGAGAACCGGACGCAGATCGGGTATGCGGCGATCGGGGCAAACAAAGACGCGGCAAGCCTGATTCATCTCACGGCTGGTGATACACTCCGTGTCAAAGGCGTAAGTTTGCCCGCATCAAACGATAGTTACAGCGCAATCGCAATGCACAACGCAAGCGGCGCATTTTTCACATCGACTTATCTGCACAACGGACTAACTTGGAATGGCTTGACGTTTAACAATGCTGATGGCGGCGTTACCATAACAAGTGTCGCAGAACATTATTTCCGTGTCTCTTTGATTTGCACAGACGTATCTGCAGTTATCGCTACCATCAACGAACCGATTACGTAAAAGGAGGCGCAAGATGAACATCATCGAAGCATACGCAACACAAAACAAGTGCTACCAGATTGGTATGCTTCGGCCTTATTCGCCAAACTCAGATTTAACGAAACCATAATAAAATAGGAGAAAAGAAGATGAATGACTGAATGGGATTTTTATTCCAGCGTCTTAAAAGGCATCATAGACGGGCCAGTTCTCGGAGGTATTATTTTGCGAGTAATTATTATATGCCTGTGCGTGATGGTTGTGCTAGAGAGGAAAACGAAGATCAAGCCGTTCACTTCTTTTCTCCACTCTATAGGACGCGTAATTAATGAAGAGATGATCCAAGAACAAAAGGATCTCAAAGATCAACTCCAATTGTTACATGAGGAGATTGATCAAAATCACAAGGAAATGCAAGACTCGGATCAAAAGCTTAATGCAAAAATTGAACAGTTTGAGCTGAGAAATGCAGAGAATTTAAAAACGGTAGAAGAAGCAAGAATGGAGTCTGATGCTGAAAATCGTAGAACGCAGATTGTACAGTTCGCAGATGAGATTCGACGAAAAGATAAATTTTCTGAAGAGCATTTCAATCAAATCTTACATACGATCACACTATATAATAATTATTGTGAACAGCATCCAAATTTTATTAATGACCGCGCTGTAAGTTCGATTAATGTAATTAAGGAAAAATATGAATACTATCTGAAGAATAACTTGTTCTTATGAAAAATCTAGATAAATACCTGATTTTGGCAATGCTCTATATCTTCGGATGGAGTGTTGCCTTTTTCATTAGTTGGATTGTATTTCAGAATGAGCCATCTGTTTTGGAAGGGTGTATCTTATCCCCGGGTGTTGTTGAATTAATCTGCTGTGCCTGGATTAAACAGAAAAAAACAGAGGAGAAACCAACAGATGACGACGGCATAGAATGGGAGGATATGAATAGCGATGGGTGAAGTTTTAATGCAGCCAATGGGCGGCGGAATCGGATCTGATGATGTTACCGCTGCTAAGGCACATGTTTTAGCTGGACATAACACTGTAACCACCGATAGCGATGATGAAGTCGTAGAAGGCACAATGCCGGATAGAGGGCAATGGCAATATGGACAATCGTTGGTTCATGCGAATGGTTATTATGCTATGAATCAGCTACCTGAGGGGTATTATCATTCTGATGGAGCTGCTTGGGCGCCTGAGATTAGAATGGAAGACGCGGTTGCCAAGCAGTCTCAGATGTGGTCTGATGCCTATTCTGCTGGTGTTTCCGACGCAGACTCCAGAGTAAATACGAACTCTGCGTCGTATAAGTCAAAATATCTGCGCTATATTGGTTCTGGTGGAAATGGAAATTATAGCGCGACTGGAATATTAGGATGGCAAGGATTAACAAAAGATAACTTTGTATTTGTGCCAACAAAAGTCCATTACGAAGGAAGCACATACAATAACGACGATGCCAGTTATATTGTTTTAGGCAATGGCGTCACCGGAGATGTTTATCCATCTATTTCTTATAATTCATGGAATGGTATTGTTACTGTATCTGGTTGCTATGGACAATTATATTCGAAGAGCGCAAATTCACATGGTGTACAAGCTAATGTTACCATTACAGGCAATGTATATTGCTTAGTTTAATCTGGTATAAACACAATAAACACATCACAAGCCATTCTGCCATTATCACCAGTTACACTTGCTGTGATGTTATTGTTGGCGTAATATCTTACGAAGTTAGTTGAGAATGAACTGTATCCCGGAGGGTTATCACCAAAGTTATCCTCTGTAGTGGCACTATATTGTGCAATGACACCACCATTTAATGTGACTGTACAGGTAGCTGTCTTGCCGCTATATACCTGTTTACCACTATTATACGATGCAGAGTTCACGGTTATCATTGTAAAATTTTATAAAAATCTGGGCGACTAGCCTGCACCCGGTTTTTAATTTTTTAAAATATTGTGCCCAAAAACCAATATTTTACTCAGGCAGCCATCCCAGCGCCCTCTTCAAAATATATAGGCTGTCTTTCTTAACGCAACTCATAAATTTCTCACAAAAAAAATCCTAAATTATTTAGGTGAAAGGACAAATTATATGGCAGATGGAAATTTCTCACCAGCTGATCTTGCAGCAGTTACTGGGAATGGTGGATTCGGTGGCAATGATGGCCTTGGCTGGCTTATTCTGATTTTTCTTATGCTTGGTTGGGGTGGATACG